GATAATAATCCGAAGTGTCGTTCGCGTAATCAGCCGCAGCTGTGATGCCGTCTTTAGTGGGGTCGTAGTGAGGAGAGGCGATTCCTTGAGATGCATCCCATGCCTGTCTGGCATCTAGTAGTGCTTGTGATGGCTCTNTTNGAGTAGCAGGAGCAGACTCTTCATTGCCCTCTTTCAGTTTATTTCTATACCAATCACCAATTGCCTTAACTTCTGCGTCAGAATCAACCTGTCCATCAGTAACTTCCTCAGCGCCTTGATTCCATGCACGTTCATTGGCTTCAGGAATCTCATCCATCATGGCATCTTCCCACCTTCCTTTGATGCGCCCGAACCGATGTTTGTCAGTTCTCTCGAATTGCAAGGAGCCCGAGGGATTATAATTATCAGCCATTAATTAGTCAGAATATTCAATCAAATACATGTTAGACGGTCTGCACGAATAGTCGTATTTAAATTTCCTCTAGCATTTGGAATGTTTGAACCAAAAACACACAAGAATGATTAAAGCTACTTTGGCTGCGCTCGCCCTATTGGGGTCTGGCTCAGCTGCTTTTGCTGGCGTATATGTCAACGCAGAATATAACCAAGGATTTGTCGGTAGTGACAGCCTGGGTAGCGTGACAGATCTGCATATCGGCTACGAAGCCGCAAACGAGAATGCAGGATTTTACATACAGGCTGGACCAGCATTTATTGCACCTGACGGCGGCGATAATGAGACTGAGCTAAGCGGAAAAGTTGGCGGAAACGTCGGACTTACGCCCAACCTTGGTGCATATGGAGAGCTCGCATTTTTAACTGCTGACAATGACAACAACTATGGAGCCAAGGCTGGTCTGAAGTATTCCTTCTGATCTTGATTCATTAGTTTTACTTATCTCCCGCTTTGCTAATAACGCTTAGCGGGTCTTTTACTGAGTCATAAAAATGCGCAAGCTACTTGATGTAATCGCAGTCGTTTCATTGGTCTTATCGGGCAGTGTTGCCGGAGCAGGTGTATTCGCCTATTTATATGCAACTAATCCAGCTAATCAAGAAAAAGCAAAGGCATTCGTCATGGATCAAGTGAAGGATGCACTGCCTGATTTGATTGGTGGTGCGATGCCTTCGCTGCCTGACGTCTCGGGTCCGGCGATCCCAATGACCCCAGGCGGCAGTGCAGGAGCTGGTGCTGCTGGTGGTCTACCTGTGCCTTCTCCTTTTCCTTTCTAAGGGCATCAGTTAAAACTCGTGCCGATTCCCGATATTGGAATAAATCCAATTGGCGGCTCCCGACCGGATGGGATACCAGATGTTCAAATCTGGCGCACTATCCCGTCCAATAGTGTCCCAATGGAACCGCCGGTTTCACTGATGATCGGTGTGCCAATAATTGATATACCAGGGTGCATTGAGGCCCACCCAGACAATAAAAAAAGTAAGTCACTAGCCACGGATGATCAACGAGGCGTGATGGTTTTTTGTGATGCGGGTATGCCCTCATTCGATCCAATTGACTACACGCCAGAAGATTTAGTTTTCATTAGTCCCGCTCAGGTCCCGAAAATTAGCGGCGATAAAAAAACTGAAGAAACCGCAGGGGAAACTCCTCCCCCTGTAGCTATACCGGCGATCACCCTTCCGTGCCCTCTTCCGGATGCGCGACCAATAGGCTCGATGAATGCGAGTCGTACTAAGCGCGTCATCGCCTATGAGATGGAAGGCGGCAAGTGTGTCACTCGCTACGAGGGAATGCCTATAAGAGAAATCATCAATGAGCAGCTCCCTGATATTCCCGTCGTTATTACAACTGCGACGATTGCAGCAGTGGGAGTCGTCAGCGCTCTACTNGCNAAGCCGTTGGGCGATATTCTGCTGAAAGCAATTAAGCCAACAGTGAAGAAGGCTATTAAAAAAATTGCGACTATTCGCGGGAAGGCAAAGACAACGACTCCCCAGCAGAGGAGGTCTGAGCAGAGGTCTCTGAAGAAGTGATTTCGTGCCGGTGCTGAGGAAGTCCTCCTGGCGGCAGTGTTACCACTACGTCAGCACACACTGAGTAATAGGGTGAGTTCGGATGAAAGCTGACGCCACGCAGCTTTTGGTCGGCACAGTTTTTAAGTCGGGCAAGTTCAAAGTCCAGACGCTTATTCGCTGTCAGTTGTTTCATTAATGCGATATTGGCGTCAGCAGCTTCTTTACACCGACGCTGCATCGAGGCGTCAAGAGGAAAGCTGATTGTCGCGCTTACTCCAATGTTCCAGCTGTGATTATCTTTCTGACCAGTTCTAGTTGGAACATTGTAGAGAATATGTGATGGATTATCAATGTATCCATCTGCATCCGCATCTATAGTTGAATAAACAGGTGTGTCGTAATAGTCTTCATAGGGAAGAGCGTAACTTAATGTTCTGCCGCCATAGGGGGAGACACTTAAGATTGGCCCTTGGCAGCTAATTCCTGCACCAAATTGTGAGGTTGGGTATGGCCCGGATAACACTTGGACCGCTTGATTAGTGACGGACCCACTAGAAGTGGCAACAGGATTAGCGGTAGCAGAGACACCACCAACATTACCGTTAGAGCGTGCAGGTTGGGGTAATAACGCCAGTACACTGAAGATTATTGCTGGAATACGGATGTGGTTTCTGTAACTGATTCGATCTCGGTCTCTCGAATGATGTTGGTGGAATTTGACATTCCTGGTCCCGAATAGCTTTCTGTGAACTGGAAACCACCGCCGGGGGTTACGATGCTCCAATCTGGTTTCTGATTGAGATTCAATCCTTGCCATGTATAGGATGTTCCATTAATACTCTGCGTAACTGAAGATGTACCGGGAGTCAATGATCCACCAGAGGGGGCAACATTAGTGCCAGTTACTGTATATTGCCAACCTGTAGCATAGTCAGTTGAAACTATTTGCTCTGATACCTTAGTAGTTTGTTCGGTGCGACTGGTCATACTTCCCTGAGTGAATGACGGGATCACAGGAACAGCCTCAGCAGGGGCAATGCTTAGCCAAAGCAACAGCAGTAAGCACCTTTTACTCACCCTGGATGATTAGGGTGGGAGTTCTCGAAGGCAACTTTTAGAAGCCAGCCAAGCAATACTAAGATGGCAAAAATTGCCAGGATATTTAATAGCAAGAACAAGTCAGTCATTACTGCAAGACGCTTAATTCGCTGGTGTATTGACCAATGGCCGTAGTGCCAGCACCCCCTGATGTTAACGAAACTGTTCCACCAGCAGCGGATGTAATTGAGCCCGCAAGATTACCTGCAACGCCACCACTATATGTTGTGACTGATCCGTAGGCCGGGAGAGATGGGACTACTCCACTGGTCACGGTACTGCCACTATTGATGGCATTAATTGCATCGCCTTGATTAAAATTTTCGGAAAAACTAAAGGCCTGCCCTGCTGTATTTACCATGTAGGTCCCGGCCTTCATTGTTGGCGCCGCCGCTGCTGTGCCTGCGGTTAATCCGCCGAACACATCACTATTACCAGTGCCGACTTTAATATTGGAGCCGCTGACCGAGTACGTCGAACCCTGCCTCGTAGCAACAGATGCTGCGGCATCAACTGTTAGCTGTGTTGAGTGACTCAGCTTATGGATAATGTCGGCATGTGCAGGCGCTACGAATATGAACAGCAAAGCTGCTAATGACCATTTCATTTCAAACGATAATTACTTTTACTTACTTAATGATATCCAGTACTAAAGATATGCCTTAGAGATCTGAGCAAGCAGCCCTAGTAATGTGGTCCCTGCGGCGACGACTGCTGCCGCCCCGATAACCCATTTCTCCACGGCTTTTACTCGTTCGAGTAGTTCGCCCTGTTTTTCTTCGAGGCGCTCAACTTTAAGTTGCAGGACTACTAGTTTTGTTTCCTGCGTAGCGTCTAATGAAAGTGGTTCAGTCATTACATTTTGTAGTTAGGTGGTTCGTCTGTAGCGCCGATAATTCTGATTGGTCCTTGTTCAACTCTGATGATCTGAGTCGGTCCTGATGTTGTGGCCTTTGCGATTAATTCTTCCATGTCCTTTTTGGTGACCTTATCCTTATGCTCATCGTCCATCTTCATGGTGCCATCGCCCTTTTTAGAAGCTGTCGTCACGCCAAATGTTGCTAAAATTCCCGTGAAGACCGACGCGATGAAAGTCGGATCTATCTTTTGCTGAGCGAGGCCAGGGATTGTTACATAGTTAAGCGTTAAGATACCGCCAGACCAGACTAATACGCCGATGCGAACTAATGTCGAAATGATAGCAGCCTGCTCGTCTTGATCGGGAAGTATTGCGTCTTTAATTTTTCCTAAAGCGCTTTTTTTCTTTTGCTTAGGGGAATCTTCAGAAGG